CCTTGAATGTCGGCTCGGGGTTGAGTTTCAGCATTTATGTCACCTATCAGGACGCGTAATAGGTGGGAGTGCCGTTCATCGTGATAACTGCGCTTGTGGTAACAAGCCCCTGCGCCTGTCCGCCAGGGAGCATGGTACAGCCGACATAGCCGACAAAGTAAAGGATCTGCCCGCCGCTACCGAACTGAAACTTGAAAGCCCGTTTCGCCTGGATGTCGGAAGCGGCTTTCATCGCCAGGAGACCGGCATCGTCGGCGTCCCAAATATGATCCATGCTGAATGAAATGGCACTCGGTAGGCCAGGAATCTGGCTCTTTTGCGGGTCGTGAATGGTGGTCGTGTCAATAAACTCGAAGTCGCCACCAGAGGCAGAGATATTGGTCGCGGTGCTGATGGTCGTTCCCATTGTCAGTTTTGCCGCCGTGCCGGAAGTGAAGGTATCGAACAGGGTCGAGTCGATCCCCTCACATTCGAAAGTATCGGCGGCGACATTGGCCACCCTGACAACCTTTTGATCCAATTGCCTCATTCCCTGGACTTCAAGGAAGACGAGATCGCCGTTGCTGTATCCGTGCGATGTGCTTGATGCTACTGCCGGGGATGCCTTGGTGATTCCGGTGATGGTCTTGGTTGCGGCGATTGCGGATTGCATCGAAACCGCAACGTTTTTCCACACGATTGCTGTTGCCATTTGCTTGCCTCATAGGTTGCGGTTGCTCCATGAGGCCGTATGGCGTGATGGTGATAGTCCTGCCGTGTCCGTGCGGAGAGGGCTAGAACGATTTATTTCTTTTCTTTCAACAGTTGCTCTGCCAGGCCGATAAAGTGCTTTGCCGTCCTGATCAGAATTTTCAAAATTGCTTCGGCTGTTATCATGTCTTCTTCAGCATCAAACGGTATTCGATTATGTAGCGGTAGATCCCATCCTCGATCATCGGCTGTCCGTTCTCCCGATCCATCGGCCCGACCTGCTCATACCCTGAAAGCCCGGTCAGCGTCGAATTGTCGAACAGCGCATAGACCAGTTCCGCGACAGTGTGCATCGACGTGACGTCATCGGCAACGACGCTGATCTCTATAAGCAGGTCAACGAACGTCAATTGCATTCCGTGGTCGTTCAGGGCAGAGATTATCGAGACAACACACAGCGGGACCGTCGACCCGACTGGAGCCTCTATCGGATACCACCTGCCGCCGATAGCGGCTGTCAGCGCCGATCCTGATATTTTGCTGTATAGTGCCTCGAATACTGTTTTCATCTCGCCTTGAACAACTCAATGGCTTTGCGGATGCCTTTCTCTTTCGCCGGTCGCATAAAAGGTCGAGCCGACACTCGCCTCCCGGTTACGCGTCCCCATGCTATCAGCACGTGGCCATACTCGATCAGGTGTGCGTGTGGCCCGGTTGCGGCAACGATATACCCACCATCTTTGTATTTCGATTTCTTCAGGTTGATGGATCGCCGCAGTCTTCCTGATCGATCACGAAAAGAGGTGGTCGTTTTCGCCTCTCGGTGAATGGTATCGGCAACCACTTCAAGATTCTGATCAACCGCGTCAAGGATGTCTCCGAGCGCGATGTCAAATTCTTTTTGCAGGTTGCCGACACTGACATTAGCCTTGATCATATCGTTTCCACCGCCGTGACTTCCAGAAACCTGTTGCGCTCTTCGAGGTTGGCAATCGACACGATATCAAAGTACCTGCCGCCCATGTTCAGCCGCATTTTCAATGTCAGCCCGGAGAAATACCTGAACCAGAACTTCGTTTCGAGCTTGCCTGTTTCCCGCCTGGCTATCGCCGCCTCTTGCCCCCGAATCGGGAGAACCTTGCTCCAAATTCGTTTATACGCGGTCCATGAGTCGATTTTCTCGCCCATCGTCCCGCGTGTCGTGCTTCGTTGCTCGACAATTACCTGCCGGTTGAGTTCCCCCGGCTGGATGCGAAACGTAATCACCAGGGCACCCTGACCGAATCCATCGAAAAGTGATGTGATGCAGCCCTTGGGAGTTGTGCCGGCGCCAACCCTTGCCGCGTGAATACCGTATCGCCGCGCTCTTCGTACAAGTCAGTGATAACCAGTTTCATGCCGATGATCGTTGTCGGCGGGATTTCTCCCAGGAAAAACTGTCCTGTACCTGCAGACGAGATATCAACCGCCGCGCCGCCAAGGGTCGCCGACAGTTTCAACGTGCTCGCGGCAGCATCTCGGACGTAATAGTCGGTGTTGACGTTCAGCCCGACCGGGAGCGCCCCGCCCGATACCGACAGCCTGACCACGTCACCGTCTGAAAATGGATGGTTCAGCGCAGTGATCACATCGGAGGTATAATTGACCGTGAACGGCACGACATACCCGGCCCGATATCTGATCCTGACCGGGTTGGTTGTGTTCAATTCGTCGGTCGGCCATTCTTTGTCGTATCCGAGCGCCAGCCGACCAGGATGTGATACTGTGTCGAGCACATACTCGGTACTGGCCACCGTATGCTCGACCCCGTCGCTCGTCGTGTAAGTGATAGAGTCTACGGCCCGCAATGGCGGCATCGGTAAGTCAATATCACTGCATGGCCACTCGTCGAGGTAGAGGTCGTACGTCCGCAAGACGAGCGCCTTCCATGTCTCGATTTCGGCCACCATCCGAGCCGCAGCGATATGCGCCGACAATACAGAATCCTCGTCGGTGTAGAGCGCCGCGTCCGCCGCCGTAGTAGCCAGTCTGAGATGCAATTTGGCATCTGTCAGGTGGATAGGCTCCACGGTCGGCGGAGTATGCACGGACAATCTCAGCGGCATATTACGCGGCCTCGATCACGTAGGAGAGAATGACATCAATGTGGGTTGCCGTGGCCAGGTTCGACCCGGCATTCTGCTTCGACACCGATACGGCTGTGTTGGCGTCGTTAGCAATAAAAGACGCCCCATCGGCCAGCACCGTAGCATTGGCGCTATTTGGTTTAACCACCGCGCTCTGGGATAGAGCGGCAACCGCCACTACAAGAGGCCGCACAACACTTGCGCCTTGAGTGGTCAGGATATCGACAGAGGTTGCGGTCTGTGCAGCCCCGCCGATGGCAATCATCGTTACGTCTACCAGCCGGTACTTGTACCCAGCCAATGCCGGGAGAAGTTCATGGCCAGCATTCACTTCCGCGGTGGTTGCTCGGTGGCGAGTGTTCAGCAGCACTCCAACCGGGATTGAGCCGGATTGGAAATCGGCCACCGCCCCGGAGGCGAATATCTGCCGGTCGCCGCCTTCATCTTTATAAATCGCTGTTTGATAGGTCATTACATCACCCCTCAGTTAGCGGAGGTCGGGCCGTCAAGCGGATGGCCCTTGATCACAGATACCGACATCGGCATGGATACGGTCCCTGTCTCAGTCCATGTCAGCTTGATAAACCGTTTTCCTCCGACATAGCCGATTCGGTACAGAGTGTTGTCCTCGTCTGTGCTGTCGATGGTCAGGACAACCCCGCTTGACGGAGTAACCCCAAGGACATCGGCGGCGGCTACGTTGGCATACGATCCGGCAGCGCCAGCGCCGTTATCATCGGCATGGGTAAGGGTAAAGACCAGATTGTGGCTGGCCCCGAGTCCGGTCCCGGCGTCAATCCCTGCGTCTACGATGATTTCGCAAGAATTGAACCCGGAGAGATCGATATCCCCGCTGTTCCCGGTAGCCGACACGACAACCGGATGGATTATCGAAACCGGCTTGATATTGCTGTGGAGATCCTTCATTTTGTCACCTCGTATCGTTGAGGGCCGGTGTTACCCGGCCCGTGAATCATCAGGATGCAGCGATCTTGAGAAATTTTATGGCCTCGTACATCACCACTCCACCGCCGACTCTCTTGGTGGTGTAATAGAGGATGTACGGCTTGGACGTGAACGGATCACGCAGAACCCGAATACCGACCCTGTCAATGATCAGATAGGCTCTGCGGAAATCGGCAAAGGCTATCGGGTAGGTATTCGCGCCGATGGCTGGCATGTTGTCATCCGTCTCTACCCGCTTTCCGAGCAGGGTCGAAGGTGCGCCTGGTTCAAGGCCGGGCCGCCACAGATAATTCCCGTTGCCGTCCTTGAACTTACGCACATGCTCAAGGGTAGCGTCGCTCATCAGCCAAGCTCCGTTGTTGCGGTAGGTGCTCTTCAGTGCGTGCTGGAGAGACATCAACTTATCGGCATCGGGGAAGGTTGCAGCCGCTCCGGATGCGATGTAGCCGATTGATCCCCAAGCGTATGATGCATTGGCAATGGTGGTATAGGCTGTGATGCCCTTCGGTTGCTCGACCCCGTTTCCAAGGATGAAGCTCTCACCCTCTTCCTCAGCAAACTCAACCGCTACCTCGTTTGCCAGCCATGCAGCGATGTCCACCGCCGAATCATCAAGGAGCATCTGCGTTGCTGCTGGCATCGCGTACAGCTCTTTGGTGTTGATGGCGATTTCTTTCAGCGTCGGAGTGGTGGTCTCTGCCCTTGCTCCGGTCTCGCCGACCCACCCTGAAGTGGCGCCGCCCTGGCTCACCAGCTTCTTGTAAGTATCGGTGCTGATCGACATTACCGTGGCCAGTCGACGCATGGCCGATACCGTGCCCACGACCCTGTCAATGGTCGATTCCATGTGTTCAGGTACGGTGTATCCGCCGTCAGGATCAGAACCTGACTTCAGGGATGCCTTGACCTGGAGTTCTGCCAGTCCAGCGTCAACACCCTTGCGGAAAAAATGTTCAAAGGCTTTGGCGTGCTCGACTTTGGCTTTGTCGAGTTCGCTGGTTCCGCCGCCAGCCAGTTCACTCCTGGCGATCAGAATTTCCAGCTCCTTCACCAGTCGTTTATTCTCGGTGATATCGGCGTTGATTTTGTTGACCTTTTCCTCAAGCAGAGGATCGGCGTTCCCTTTGACCTCGATTTCCTTCAGTCGTGCGTCGTTTTCTGCCTTGAACTGGTCAAATGCCCTGCCAAGATCAAGCAATGTGTTTTTTATTTCGGCGTCCATGGTTATCGTCTCCTTGTTACCATTTTTGCGGCTAATACTTGTATTCCTGCTATCGTTTCTAGGGCAGCGCCAGACGTGCCCTGGTGGGCAGCGCCAGACGTGCCCTTTATCCCCTGGATCATTTTCCTACGTTCAACTTTCGGCACTCCCTGCTGTGCAAGGATTGTTTCCACCTTCCTAATGGCAGCATTCTGGCCATTAAACCCATCGCCACCACCCTCGACCACCTCGTCAGCCGATAACAGACCGGATGCAAAGCCATGGTCAACCGCGTCTTGCCCTGACATCCACGTCTCTGCGTCCATCATCGTGCTGATCTTCTTGGCCTCGATCCCTGTAGCCGTAGCGTACAGGTCGGCCATGGCCTTGTCGAACCCGTCGAGGATGTCAGCCGCGCCCCACATATCTTCCTTGTTGCCGACAACAAATGCCCAGGCGTTGTGGATCATCAGGAACCCGCTCTTGGCTACCTGTATCTCGTCGCCAGCCATGGCAATGACTGAAGCCGCTGAAGCCGCAAGTCCAACAACCTTCACCGTGACTTTGTGGGGATGCTCCCGCAACAGGTTATAGATAGCCAATCCTTCAAAGAAATCGCCGCCCGGAGAGTTGATCGAGACCGTTACTTCTCGCTCTCCAATCGATCGCAGAGCAGCAGATATCCGTTTCGCCGTAACCCCGCTGTCAGACCACCCATCAGATCCGATGGCGTCATAGATGGTTATGGTCGTATCGTCTGACCTCGCTGAAATGCTCGCGTCCCATCTGGTCATGGCATCAGCCGGGGTATCCCACCTGATCGAATCGACAGGAGCTTTGCATTGGATTTTAGGCAACGGTTTTAGGCTCATTTTTCCCCTCGGCTGGTTCAGTATTCAGCGGTCTACGGTATTCATCGCCTCCATCGTAAGGATCGAGGTCTTCCCATTCCCTGACCTCGTTCGGAGATAACCACCCGTCAAGGATGCCCTTGCCGTATGCCTCGTATCGGCTTTTGATATCGCCCCGCAACATCCCGGCAGCGTTGAACTTGAAATAGATGTTCTGTTTCTCGTCATCGGTGAGCAGGTCTTTCCGCAGTGTCTTTTCAATCCCTACCGCATACGGCATCAGGGAGTGTTTCACGAAGGCAAGGTCGAGATGTTCGACGTTCGAGAATGTCGCTTTCTCAAGGTCGTTGATCATGTGCGATGGCACCCTGAACAGGCCGGCAATCTCTGAGCGTTGATATTTCCGCGTCTCAAGGAATTGCGAGTCCTCGGCAGTCATTGAGATGCCTTTCCAGTCCATCCCCTCTTCGAGTATTGCCGTCTTGTGGGCATTCTCAACCCCGGCATATGCAGCGTTGAACGACTCTTCGAGATATTTAGCCGCTGTCGGAGAGAGTTTCTTTGGGTGTATCAGTATTCCGCCCAATCTCGCCCCACTGGAGAACAGCTTCCCGCCGTGCTTCTCGGTAGCTATGGCCAGCCCAATCATTTCCCGAGCTTGAGCGATAGGATTGAGGCCGGAAAATCCGTCTGTCGATAAACCTCGAAAATGGATTAACTTGTTGCCAGGAATGACATCGACTGTCCCGCCGTCTGGTCGTTTGATTTTGTAAAACAGGCGATATCTCTCATCCTGAACAATCTCCTGCACGCGGTCAGGATGGATCGGTATCAACTCTGCTATCCTGCCACCTGCTCCACGCGCCTTGAGCCATACAGAGTTACCACGCAGACAGAGATGAACCATGATCAACTGCTTCATCTCGTAGTCGGTCATCCATTCATTCGGTTGGTCGTGAATAAGGGAATAGAGCGGATGGTCGGTTGCAATCTCTTTGCGTTTTCCGTTTTTCCGATAAATGTGGATCGGGAGTTGTGCGATTGACTGAGAGAGGACGAGGACACATGCGTAAACCGCCCCGACCCTCATGGCGTTTTCAGAATTGACTGCAATGCCTGTCGAGGTCGAGCCACCGCCGTACACAGACCGGATAAGCCGCTCAATATCCCGACTCGCCGCCTGTGGACGCGACATCAGTCCGATGAGACTCACTGCTGCTCACCACTGGGAAATTCAGCCCGACCGAGTAACGTCCCGCCGATTAAGACCAGAAATCCGACTACCGTGTACGAAACCCACGGTTTAAAGAGGTACAGGCCGTATCCAAGACAGAAGAGGCCCGTAAATGTGAGTAGATCAGGAAGGATTTTCAACAATTACCTGCATTGAAAAGGTTACTGTGCACAAGCAAACGCTTTTCTATGTGGTAATTATACAATTACGGAAGTGAAATTGCAATACCTTTGGTGTAATTCGATGTCTTTTTTGTAATTCGAGTTCGTAATTCAGGAAACTATATTGTCAATATCCCACGCGTCTCGTAAATCGACTCCTCATCTTCCGGCTCTTCGGTCCTACTGGCAATACCGATGGCCATTGCCATGGCAACAAGGCCGTCAATCCTGCCTGTGCTTTTCTGCTTCTCAAACTTCCGAGCCTTGGTCGGATCATAAACAACCAGGGCATTACTGGCGCACATCGTCAACACCGGATGCATTCCGTGAGCTATTCTGGCATTCAGCAACTCAGCTTCAAGCGCCTCAATTGACGGCGACATATCTTTGAAACCCTGCCCATGAGGAACAAGGATCAGCCGCTCGTCTTCATGTGTGTCGTCCTCAATCTTTGACAATTCCTTCTTGAAATCGTCTATTCTCCATCGGTCAAACGCAATTCCATGGACCATCATCCCTTTAGTTATTTCCACTACCTCGGCGGCGACATGACTATAGTCAACAGTTGCGCCTGGAGTGGTCCTGATATGTCCTGATTTCACCCATAATTCATACGGAGATCGGTCTTTCTTTGCCCGATCACGCAACCCGACTTCAGGAGTCCAGAAATACACCCATACGTGCCATATCTTAGATTGTTTCTGCGCCAACACCAAAGCGGTTAAATCTGTCCTTTGCGACAGGTCAAGTCCACCCCATACCGGCAAATCATAGTCTATTTCTGCCGGTTCTGCCCCGCACATTACCCAAACAGTCTTTGAGACGAATGGCGATGTAACCTCAACACGCTGGTTCAGATACAGGTTGCGGAATGTATTCTCGTAACTCGGCATCCGCTTTGCTTTCTCTGCCGATTTCCTGAACTCAACCTCAGACCTGAAGTTGCCAAGAGCAGGATTAGCAAATTTCCATTGTCTCTCATCCATGATGTCGCAGTCATCATCAGCGGAGTAAACATGTGCGACAATGTGTGGATCATTACTGGCCTTTGCATCGTCAATGATCACAGAAAACAGGTCTGCGTCATTCGGCGCCTGTGTGCTTATTCCGATCCTGAGAGCATCGTCATAAGCGCCCTGACTGGTTATGATTGCATCAACATAATCGTCTTGCGGCCCCCTGACCTGCCCCAGCTCGTCAAGGATCGCCACTACCGGAGACCCGCCATGTGCGGTTTTGGCCTCTGCCGATGATGCTGCATATTCCACGTTGAGCGGGATACCGATTAGTTTCTTGCCGGAAGGGATTAATCGAACATATTTCGACAGATCATCAGAGGCCATTACCATTTTCGACGCATAACGATACACCTGCCCGGCCTGTGTCCGTGATCTGGCTCCAGACATTATTTCCGAATTGCGAAACGCTTCAGGCCCGACAAGGTGGACAAGCGTAAGCATGGCAATCGTGGCGGTCTTGGCATTCTTCCTGCCAATAGACAGGTATGCCTCAGATGTACCGTGGGGATTGTCGTATACCGAGTAAAAGAAAGCCTCTTGAAAGATGTCGAGGACAACCGGCTTTCCCTGCAATTTACCTTCTGGTGCCACGCAGTAGCGCTCTATGAACCGCATATTGCGCTCCGCCCTGGTCAATTTGGCCGATGGCATCTTGCGCCATTTCCGTATAACCGGAATTGGCCCACAGATTATGGCGCGGCTTACGTGCTCTGGAAGAGTGATCACTGGATTAATCCGGGGATGAGACTGTCATTGTCATAGGACTGCCGGTCTTCGATGACCTCTTTCTGTTTCTGGTTGCGTTTTTTCATGTGCCTCGATTCTCCCACCGTTGCCATGGCATGTACCTGGATTGACCTGGAGAGAGCGAGTGAGCGCTTGACAAGGGTGTCAAGCATGTCGTGTTTCGGGTTCTTTTTGCCATCGACAATCAACCCCTCTTTACGAATATCACTTTGAAGTGATCGGATATCGGCCAACGTTTGCGCGAGATTGGCGGCGTGTTCAAGGTCTATTGCTGTCCACGAGGTGAAGTCCCTGGCCGACACAATCTTGTCCCAAAACTGGAGATCACATTCTTGCAAGTGTGATGGAGGGATAGGTTTTTTTGCTCTAAATATCTCTCCCTCTCCGGTATGGCTGTCAATCCGTTTTTTCTTCATAAGATTTCCTATTTTCCGGAAAAATCCGAGTTAGCGTTATCGTTATCG